TTAATAGTTTATCATCTTCTATTAATAATTTTAAATTAGAGCAACCAAGTTTTTTAACGGATTTGGTCATTCTAACTCCAAGTTGGGATCGTTTTCCTGAAAATCCGGATCCAACAATTTGACCAGCTCTACCTCGCATAGAGCACATTAAAATATTTTCGTATTCTAAGTCATAATGTAGAATTGAAGCCACTTGATCTCCAATATCATTAACTTCAACTATAACATAAGCTTTATTGTATGATTTTGCCATTTCCAGAATAATATTGGGAAATAGCATTGGTTTTATTTCATTATTCCTATATACTGCTACTACTTTATATGGAATATTGGTTATATCAAAAACTAAAAAGGCAGAATAATCATTTCCAATTCCTCGGGCAACGTCAACACTAATTAAATAGTTGTTATCTTGCTTTGGTTCTTCATAAACTGATAAACCTTTGTTTCTTTTAAGTGGTTCATTATAAATTAAATTTCTAAGTTTAGTAACACTAATCAGAGTGTCAACTGACCCTAAAAATTCACACTCAAATTCAACTTTAAATTGTTGCTCTGATGTGTTTGCTATTGTTTGCTCTTTCCATTTAGCATCACGACCAGGAACTTCTGACCAATGCACATCTGTTGTAATGAATTCACTTCTACCTTTCTCAGCATCGTGCCACATTCTATAGAAGTGGTTCATACCTTTTGGGGTGGAAACAATGATTACTTTTGTGCTTTTACCTGAAGAAATCGTTGGATATACTGAACTAAAGAATTCATCAGCAATGTGATTTGGAACGAACGCAAATTCGTCCAAAAATATAATATTGAATGACATACCACGAACCGCAGAAGCAGAAGTAGAAGCAGCCAAGATTTTACTTCCGTTCTCAAGTTCCAATGAACCTTTATTCCAAGAGATGATACCTTGTTGCATCCACTTTGGAAGATTTTCATATGCTGTTTGAAGACGGTCTAAAAGTTCTCTTGCAGTTGCAGCTTTGTTCGCAAGAATGCCAATATTGACGTTATCATTAAAAACAGCAAAGTGTAAAAGAAAAGATACTACAGTTGTTGATTTACCAGTCTGTCTTGGCATCTTACAGATATTAAATCTGTGTTTATGGAAATTATTAATTAATTTCTCTTGAAATTTATATGGATGAAATTGAACTAATCCCTCATCAAGAGAAACAATCTTTACATAATTATTTGCAAAATAAACTGGATCATCTTTACATTTAATGAATTCTTCTATTTGCTCTTGAGTGAATTCAATTGGAGTGTTGGCTTTTTTGAGCAGAGGATTGCCCAAATAAACATCATTAGATATACTCATATCCCCTCTCCTTTCCCCAATGCTTCATTCTATAAGATAAACCTTGAATTGTTATTTGCAAATCATCTGCTGCTTCTTGTTGAGAAACATATATTTTTCCATTTATTAAAACTTTTTTACTATTTGGGTGTTTTTCTCCTCCCTCATACTTATGTCCAAAGGAACGACCTTTTAATACTTCACTTTTTTTCCTGCAAGTTTCTTTGCTGTGTTTTCTGCCAATATTTTTTTGTGTTGCTTTATTTAAATTTTCCATAAACCAAGCATTATTGTGCCATCCATACTTATGTATTTGTCTACTGCAAACATATAAGTGTTCTGGTATATCTTTCCCACCTTCACATCTTGGTGGAAAATGATGAACATCCATACCTTTCATTTGTTCCCAAGTAAGTCCCCAATTTTTACGAGCAATATTTCTGACTGTTTTAGGACTTAATCTTTCTTTTGGAACTTTAATGATGGCAGACACATTTTAACCCCAATCTAAAGATATTTAGGTAATTAGTTATTAATTACAATTCCAACGACGTAATGCTTTATTAATTCTGCTATCTGGATCTCTTGCAGTTTTTGCTGAGGTAAGTTTTGCCTTCATTCCAGACATACGTCGGCAAAAATTAGCACGACGTTTTGCTCTCTTACCACTTGGATTTTTTTCAGTAACTGCGGTCTGAAGTTTTGATCCGGGATTTTCACGACGATATGCTTTAACCGCGGCACGACTTAAACCATCTGTTTTATCTTGACGATTGACTTTTTGCCAATCTTCATCAACTTCAACCTCTTCTCCCATTGGTTTTACATAATTTTTACTTGAACCGGGTTTTGCAAAACTTCCACCTTGAGGTCCAACTGCTTGAATTAATGGTCTTCCTGGTTCAATTTCGGAGATTGAATGATATACTACTTTTCCGCCTGGGTAAACTTTTTGAATTTCATCAGTTACTTCTTGACGAGTTGGAAGTTTTACTTGTGGGAAAAACATACGAATTGCATAATACTTTCCCCTCCACATCAGAGTTGCAGCAATTACGTTTCCGGTTTGTGACTGAAGACGAATTGCTTCTTGAATTTGTGATTTAAATCCTTTAATAGGTTCTGGTTTAACCACATCAATAACTTCAGCAAAAGTTTTTCCATCTGCATCTTCAATGGTTACATTTTCTGCTTTTACACAACGATTATATGTTTTGCCAAAAAGTTTTTGAGTTCCTTTTTTCTTATATCCAGGCCAACACTTTTGTTCTTCCATCTCTCCACTGTCAATATAATCTGCTGCAGTATCAATATAATCTGCTGCTTTGGTAATCTTTGATTGTACCCAAGCTTCAAGATTTCCTTCACCTTTACCAACCTTTTGCTCCAATCTTTTCAATGCATTGTGAATAGTCTTCAGTTCGGAACGAGCCATTGAATACTCTTCATCCTTCACAGAGACTTTATCCCAAGCTTTTTCTCCATAAGAACATTCGGATCTTGTTTCCCTTTTATCACAAAGGGGACAGTATCTTTCTTCCTCATGCATAGTTTCCTCCGATTTTGTTCCCCAATTTGCCGCACCAACTTTACGGCATTTAACCAATGCTCCAGATGCATATGCACTTGGCCAAACACTATAACGTGATTTTACTTTGTGATAGCAAGCATCTTTAGTTCCACTACCTTTACCTGGTTTGTCCTTGACTTCTTGGAGGTCTACTTCTTCTTTTTTCATTTCTTTTCTTGGACTATCAGTTGGAACATAAGTTGGTTTTGCGGCATCAGTTTTTTGTTGTTGTCCTGGGTCTGCTGCTTTTTTTCTTCGTGCTGCAGATAACCTTTCTGTAGGTGTCATTGATGATCTTTTTGCAGAAGAAACACATTTGGGAACACCCTCTCCTGGTTCATCACTTGCACATGTACCACCAGTTACTACATTTACCCAACCACGTTTTCCATCTTTTGATTTACTCTGAAACCATTTACGAAGACCTTCTTCGTTTACAATTTCCTCATAAGCCATACCAACTTTAGTATGCTTTATTTCACCCTTTTGTTTTGCAATCAGTTTTTTGGAATATGTCTGTGCCTTTGAAGCACTTGAGACATTTTCATCGGGAATTCCTTTTTTAGGATTATCATAAACATCAACATCACCATCAGCATCACGGTCAACATACTGAACTGTTGCGTGATGAACTAACTGTTTCAGATCTAAATTAGGATCTAACTGATGCTGTTTTCCTTTTAGATGTGGTGTTTTGTGACTAAAAGCAGCTTCGTTCATTTCTTTAGTTTTCTTTTTCATTGAATTAATAAATTTTCTATAAACTGCTGCCTCTGAGGTTTTTCCCATTTCTCTTGCTCTTTGCTCCATAGCAATAGCTGCTTGAATTTTATGAGCATGAGATCTTGACGAATTGCGAATTTTACTTACAGATGCTTTTGCAGTCGCAACATCCTTAAAACCAAGTCCATGAATTGTACCTTTTGGATTTTCATCCGTATAAAGATCCGAATGTTTCTTGGAATTTGCTGGTTGTCCAGGTTTTCTTGGAATGCGAGGATTATTCATTCAACTGGATTTGACTTAGTTTTTTCACCTTTTGCTCTTTTTCTTCTTGCGGCACAATGAGCACGCTGAGAAAATCCTTTCGGAGCAGAACAATTAATACTCTTCTTGTATTTATTACTCCACTCCTCTTGAAACTGTTTAAAGGTTTTCATTTTATATTGATGCAGTGTCTCTTATGATTGCAGTTCCTTCTCTTATTTTTGTAACTGTTCCAACTCCAGAAGTTATTAGAACATCATAAACACTTCTACCAGATGTTAAAATTCCTGTAACCGAATCTGATAACGATATTGTTAATTTTCCTAAAGATGGATTAGAACCATATGTTGTTGCAAATGAAACAGAATTCTGAGCGGCACCCCATTTTTTAAGTTTTGCTGTGAAAGTATAATCTGATAAATCGAAAGAAGTTCCGTCAGAATTCAGTATAGTAAACTGCTTTGAAAAATCAGTTCCTTTTTCTATAGTTATATTTTCTACGTTAACTGCCATTTCTTTTTTTTTAATTATTTATTTTAAACTTTTGAAGTTAACCAACTGAACAGTTTCTCCACCAAAACATGGATTTGATAATACTATACTTGACCCATTAGAAGCTGTAAATTCTGTATCGGTCAATTTAACTCCATTTACATACACATCTAAATATCCAACATCATATGAAAAAGAAAATGAAGTTTGTCCAACTGTTGATGTAAATGATTGTGATGATCTGTTATTTCTTAAGTTTTTTCTGCTTATTAGTTTAGGCATTTGCAGTTTCCAAAATACTTAAAATTAACTTAAGACTACTATTAGCACTAGCAACTATCTTTATAGAATCACTTGTTTCTAAAACTAATTTTCCATCTAAAGGTACATATGCATCTGACACTGGGACAGAAGCGTCTTTTATTATTTCAGTCGCAGTACCACTTCTAACGTGAGACATTGTAAAGGTCTCTACAGTGACACCAACGTTCGTCACATGAGCATAAAGAATTATTGCTGTATATCCAGTGGGTGTGGTGTAAACAGTTTGTTCAGAATCAGTTATTTCAAGTGTTTCTGTTTGAAATCTATTAAGTGCTAGTTGTGCCATATTAGCTGAGTGCTAGGATAAATGGAGTCATTTCTGAAAACAAACTTCTCGAAAAAGCCCTCCCACTAATTGTACCAGTGTTTTGATTAATTTGCAAACCATCACCGATTCTGAAATTTCCAGATTGATCTGTACTTGTGTAAACAACTTTTCCACCATTGGATGTTATAACTTCATTTTTTTGAATAGTAACTCCTCCTGTTTTTGGAGTTGCTAAAGTTATATTGTTACCAGACCCAATATATTCAAATGTATGAGAACTAGCAACGATTCTACTTACTTGTTGAAAGTATGCAGTCATTCCTAATCCCACCGTGTTAATCAAATTTTCGTCAAGTGTTATAGTGCAAATTCCAGAAGAAATTGGTGTTGAACTATTTATTGTATAATAAATTGGGGACATGGATGCAATAGCTATTGCAGTATTGACTCCAACATTGGGAGCAGAAATAATTATATTTGGTGTTGTTTCATATTGATTTCCGCTACTAATAATTGTTACTTCAGAAACAGAATCTCCATCCAAGGTTGCAAAGGCAGTAGCAGTTTCTCCATTTGGTCCAGTTGGGGCGTCAACAGTAACAGTTGGTGTTGTTGTGTATCCTGTTCCACCTGCAGAAACTGAAATAGTAGCAACGGATTGGTATAACTTATTAAAATAAACAACTTGACCATCATAGGGTCTTGTTGTAGTAGTTACTGCTACTGTTACTGTGTCTTGAGAGGCATTAGCAATTGAAGTAACAACTCCAGTGAATTGAACATCACTTACTCCATCTGCAACTAAACCATAAGTTCCAAAACTAGAATTACTATTGGTTAAATCGACTTGACTTCCTTTATAGCAAGTGATTGCTTCATTACAACAAATAGTAAATACAGAAACTAACTGAGCAAATCCTTCATTAGTGACTGCAACTCCAACCCCACCTTGATTATATTGAGTATAACTATCACATACCATTGATTTTAGACCTTCTGCCTGAGATCCATCTATTCTTAATCCAGTTCCCGTAGTCGTGTTACTTGTACAATTTTGAATATATGGACTTTCCCACGATCCACCACCTTCATTGGTTGCTATACTATTCGTAGGAAATGCAATGGCAGCTGCCGGAGATATGTGATTGATAAAAGTCATTTCTGCAATGTAACATCCTTTTCTCACATGAAATATGTCCTGATTTGTTGTTTGAGGAACTACTGTAACTGTTTTTAGATCATCTCCAACAATTGAAACAAATGACGGAACTTCAATTGGATTATTTTCAACATATGTTCCTGCTAAAACTTTAATAGTAGTTCCTGTTGTAGATACTCCAACTGCACTTTTAATAGTTAAAAAGGCATTGTCAATCGAAGTTCCATTGTTTGAATCATTACCATCTTTTGCAACATAAAGAACATTTGGTGCGGTATTAATACCTGAAGCAAAAGAACTTATAGAAACTCCAGATCCTATTGTAATACTAGAATTGTTAATGACAATATTTTCATCACCAATAGAAATTCTATTATTATTTCCATCAATAGTAATAGATGCTGTACCAATAGTAAGTATTCCTGTTACACGAGCATTACCTTCAACAACCAATTTTTCTGTAAATGTTGTTGCAGATCCAACAAGTAATCCACTTCTTGCTGTGACAAATCCAATTGAATCAATATTAGTTACATCTTCATAAGTGATTGTCCCTGCAACAGAAACGTTACCTGTAAAGAAACCATCTCCCTGAACATACAATGCATACTCGGATTTTGCCGTTGTTGTTCCAATTCCAACATTTTTAGTGGTATGAATTCCGATAGAATTTGAAGACCAGGTTCCTCCAGCCCCAACACCACCAGAAACTCCTATAACCCATTTATTGTTGGAGGGATTCCATTTAAGAATAGAATCTGTTGTAATTCCAGTGATGTCAACATCACTCAAATCCTTCACAAACCCAGCACCACCTCCACCAATAGCAGCCATCTGGATCTGAACTCTATTAATAAATGTTCTATAATGATTTGCTAAATCTTTAAAAGTAACAAATTCTTGATTTAATGGGGTTAATGGATCTGTTGTTTTTGTATTTTCCGTTCCTGCCAAAAGAGAACCTGATTCTTTTAAAACCGTTTTTTCATTGAACTTTTCGAAGATATTTTCAATATGTGATATCTTTTTAGAAAGTTTTTTATTTTGCTCTTCTATAAAGTCAATTTTTAATTTATTAACTATAGATTGAATTTCTTGTTTTACATTTTCATATTCTTTATTTCTTTGAATTATTCTTTGTTCATTTATCAAAATGTCCTTTTGTAAGGATTCAATTTTTTTGTTTAAATCATTATCTAAATCTAAAATATTTTTACTTAGATTATTTTTCGATTTTAAAATATTGTTTTCATTCTTTTCGAATATACTATTTACCTCTCTGATAATATCCTTATTCTTTTCAAACAAATTATCTATTGACTTAGAATATATTTCTAATTTTTCATCAATTCGTATTTCTCTATTTTTAATATCTTTTAAAATATTTTTATATGTATTGGTTATATCACTAACATCATTTACTGAAGAATCAATTTTATCTTTATATGAAGATATAATACTTTGTATATCATCTTTAAATAAAAGGTTTTCCCCAATAAAATTCTTCTCAAGTGATTTTAAATGATTTGAAAAATTGCAAATCTTATCATTTACATTATTTTCTATTAATTTTACTTCTTCTTCTGTTTTTAATTTTAAATTTACCAATAAATTATTATATTTTGGCAATTCTGTATCTGAAAAGTTTTTTACCTTTAAATTTATATTTGATATTTCTTCCTTTAAATTATTTTCAAACTGACATATTTTTTCTGAAACAGAATTGAAGTATTCTTCTGTCTTTAATTTCTCCTCTACAAATGTTTTTTTATATTTTGGAAGTTCTTCATTTGAAAATTTGTTGACATGCAAAAATAAAGAATTGACTTGTTCTTTAATTTTTTCTAAACTCTCTTCATTAATACCATTTAAACTTTTTTTCAAATCTTCGAATTTCTGGTCAGTATACTCGTCAATTTCTTCAAGTTTTTCCTCCAAAACATCAATAGCATTATCAATTCTTGAACTTGATCTTAATTCGGATTCTATAAGGAGCTTATCGTATTTTGGTAGATCATTCTCAACAAAAACCTTTACCTGAGTTTTTAAGTCAATAAAATCAGATTTTAATCTATTAATACTTTTGGTATTTAAAGATTTAATATTTTCTTGAACATCGTCTATATATGCTTCAATAGAAATTAAATACGTTGACAATGACTTATCTAATTCTTCTTTTTTTGATATATTTTTAATTTCCTCTTTTATAAATTCTATTTCTTTAGAAAGAATCGAAATTTTATTTACATTGTTTTTAAATTCTTCTACAGT